GAAACATATAAAGCAAATCAAACAACAAACATTACAGGTACACTAGACTTGGATGCTTCGTCTGAAGTAGACATTGATGCTGGTGTTATCAATCTGAACTAGGAGATAGTATGCCACCAGTAACAAGAGTTGGGCAGGATAGTCATGTAGGCCATGCAAGTCCTACACCGAATCCATTTCATAGTACAGCATACGCAACAGGTTCACCTAACGTATTGACAAATGGAAGTAAGACTGTACGCATAGGTGACGTAACTGCCTGTGGTGATCCAGCAACTGGTGGTTCTGGTTCTGTCTTTGTAAATGCTATTCCAGTTCATCGTCAAGGTGATGGAACTGGTGGACATGGTTCATGGGTGCCGAATGCATCTGCATCTGGTTCACCAAATGTGATAGCAGGTGGATAATGGCAAAACCAGATTACGCAACACTACTTCCATTGATTGCAGCGGAGACTGATCCAACAGCAAAGGCTGCATTGGAGGCACAATGTTTTGTTTTCAATGAACCACTAACCGCAGCAGAGGAAGAACTCTTCGGATATGTAAACAACAACTATCTGTTGTTCAATCCAGGCACAGAGGATAATAGTTTCAAGAGTTATGTGGGAGTATATTATAGTGACACAGGAGAAACAACATGACGTTGACTAAGAGATCAACAAAAGGTTCTGCGCTTACCTTCGATGAGTTGGATGGCAACTTTACGCATCTAGGACATGACGGAACTTATCATAATGCTGGTGTTCGCATCGGCCCGCCTGGCACTGTATTGGAAATGCTTGCTGGACACGCAGACGGAAGAACTCTTGTTGGACACTCTGGTAGTTACACATTACAGAATGTTACTGGAGCGCAAGAACTAGACAACACTCACACAAGTATTGGACTTGACATTGATTACATTCCACCAACAGGAACAAAGACAGTATTATACGAATCACAGTTTCAAATTCGTTTTAAGGATGTAGACCCTATCCTACACTTCAAGGCAACATGGGATGGGAATGAATTAGAACCAAGTAGGTCAACATTCAGAATTAGAGCGGCTAATCATAATCATCAACTGATTTATAATCTATCTGTCGCCATAGAAGTGAATGCATCTAGTGTAGATATTCCAAAGGCAAGGATTGGCCCGTGGACAACTGCAAAAACTTTATCGTGGACAGCAAGAGAGTATGCTGGTACTCTTGAGGGAAGTTTACACACAACAAACAATTGGGATGGAACTGGAACAGACATATTCATATGCCCAATGTTGAAGATTACGGCGATAGCCTAGGAGAGAGATATGCACGAGTATAAGTGTAAGATAACAAGAGTGGTTGATGGTGACACAGTAGATGTTGATATCGACTTGGGGTTCGGTGTATGGATGCTCAAACAAAGGATTCGTATGTATGGTATTGACACACCAGAATCTAGAACAAGAGATTTAGAAGAGAAGAAGTACGGACTGGCTGCAAAAGACTTTCTTGTAAAGTGGACTAACGCAGGCGGACTTGTTCTCAAAACACATAAGGATGGTAAAGGTAAGTTTGGTAGGATACTTGGTGAGTTGTGGTATGGTGAAGTAAACATCAATGAGAAGATGATTGAAGAACATCACGCAGTAAGATACATGGGGCAATCCAAAGAAGATATTGCAGAAGAGCATATCAAGAATAGAGCTTTCATTAATCTGTGAGTTTCGTTATAAATACAAATAGGAGAAACCTATGACTGCAAACCCAACTGCATATCGTGACGCTGAATCGACAAATAATTCGGAGAGAAGTGGTCAGATTTTTAAAGATATAAATCTGAGTTTTGCTAAACATCCAACCACTGGCGATATTGCATTTCTTACTGACGTTGAGGCAGTCAAACGTAGTATTCGCAATCTGGTGAATACTAACTTTTATGAGAAACCTTTTCATCCAGAGATTGGTTCTAATGTTCGTTCTATTCTATTTGAACCTGTATCACCACTTGTTGCAGATGTTCTGGAAAGGAACGTAAGAGATGTTATTAATAACTTTGAACCAAGGGCCGAACTGATTGAAGTTTTGTCAGATGCTCAGATTGACAACAACAGATATGATGTAACTATTAAGTTCTATCTTGTCAACTCTGCTAGTGGAGTTCAATCGGTAAACTTATTTTTAGAGAGACTTAGATAAATGGCAACTAAACTACAAGTCACAGAGTTGGACTTCGATGATATCAAAGACAACCTAAAGACATACATGAAAAACCAAACAGAGTTTTCAGATTATAACTTTGAAGGTTCTGGACTTTCAACTATCATCGACTTACTTGCATACAATACTCATTACTTGGGTATGAACGCAAACATGGCTCTCAACGAGGCGTATCTTGATACCGCAACCCTTCGTTCTTCAGTTGTCTCTCATGCAAAGACTTTGGGTTATACTCCACGTTCCGCTCGTGCGCCTGTTGCTTATCTAGAAGTTACAATCAACAATTCTAATCTTACATCTATTTCAATAGATAAGGGAACTAAGTTTACTACACAGGTTGACGGAACAACCTACGCATTTGTAGTCAACGCAACAAGATCAGTGACACCAGTAAACGGTGTTCTTCGTTTTAGTAATCTGGAAGTTTATGAAGGAACTCTTGTCACGGCAAAGTATACAGTAGATAGTAATGATATCGAAAAGAAATATATGATTACTGACAATCGTGCAGATACAACTACACTAAAAGTTTCTGTGCAAAACTCAGCATCAGATATTAAGACAACAACCTATACACTTGCATCTGACATTTCACAAGTTACCGCAACATCAAATGTCTACTTCCTACAAGAGAATGAGGACGGTAGGTTTGAGGTTTACTTTGGAGATGATGTTGTTGGAAAGAAACCTACGGACGGTAATATCGTTATATTAGAATATGTCGTAACTAATAAAGAAAAGGCAAATGGTGCAAGCACCTTCTCTGGAACTTCTGTTGGCGGAGAAACTAATATTACTATTGCGACAACTTCTGCGGCCTCTGGTGGGGCAGAACCAGAAACAATTCAGTCAATCAAATACAATGCTCCTCTGGACTTTGCGTCACAGGGTAGAGCAGTCACCACTGATGATTATAAAGTTATCGTTCCTAAAGTGTTTGCAGACACACAGGCTGTTCAGATATGGGGCGGTGAAGATAATGATCCACCAGTATATGGTCAAGTTTTCATTTCTATCAAAACAACTTCTGGTATCAATCTAACGCAATCCCAGAAAAATACTATCGCTGGTTCTCTTGATAAATTTAACATTGCTTCTGTTCGTCCTACTATTGTAGATCCAGAAACAACAAAAATTAAATTGACAACAAACTTTAAGTTTAATTCAAATGTTACTAACAAGACAACTTCTGATTTAGAAACTCTTGTAAGAAAAACAATTACAGATTATAATACATCATCTTTAGAAAAGTTTGATGGTGTCTTTAGATTCTCAAAACTAACTGGACTGATTGATGATACTGATCCATCAATCCTTTCAAACATTACAACTCTTCGTATTCAAAAAACTATCGTTCCTGTTTTGAATACTGTCTCAAAATATAATCTTGCCTTCTCCAACACTCTTTACAATCCACACAGTGGGCATAATTCTGTTATGGGTGGCATTACAACCTCTACTGGTTTTTTTATCAGTGGAAAGACAACAGAACATTTCATTGATGATGACGGTAATGGAAACCTAAGAGCTTACAGCTTAACTGGTGGAACAACCAGAACTTATCTTGAAACAAATATTGGAACAATTAACTATGCGACAGGTTTACTGTCTATTACTGATTTGAATGTTACTTCTTCAACAGAAACTTCTGGCATTACCGTCACTGTAATTCCAAGTTCTAACGATATAGTTCCAGTTCGTAACCAACTTTTAGAAATTGATAGTGCAGCACTTAGGGTTATTGGTGAGAGCGATACAATCGAGTCTGGTGGTTCATCTGCTGGAACTGGTTACACAACATCATCTGCATATTAAGGTTTAGTAAATGTCTGGAAATAATCCAACACTAAAGAATAAGATATCTCCTCATGTACAGGAACGACTTCCTGAGTTCGTGAAATCAGATCATCCATTATTCACTTTATTTCTCAAATACTATTATGAGTTCCTAGAGGCTGGTGAACTAACTGTCTCTGGTTCTAATGATTATGTTATTGAAGAAACAATCACCAAGAACAGAATACTAGATGAGGCTGGTGAGAATATTGTCCTTGAGGAATCTGTCGGCAAGTTTACTATCGGAGAAACGATTACTGGTGCGACAAGTAAAGCTACTGCTCGTGTCCTTGTAGATGACTTTGATGATAGTAATCGAATCTTTGTTACCTCACAACAAAAGTTCATAACAGGCGAAACGATAACTGGAAACACTAGTGGTGCGATTACTACTATGGTTTCTTATCGTGCAAACCCTGTACAGAACATTCAACAACTTCTTGCATACGCAGA